CTCCGCCATCCGCTCCGGCCCGCAATCACCCCAGCAAAAGTCTGTATCTACCCTCGTGATTTCATAGACGGTGCTGCGATATATTACTCGCACGCCCGGCTTCACTTTGTGATGCAGGAACGCGAGTTCGAGCAGAATGCGCTCGCGGTTAAACCGCAATGGCGTCATCTGGCGCGCATGGTTCGCTATCTCGTCGGCGATTAGCTCGTCGTATCTCGCCAATTCGGCGTGCAGTTCTTTAGCGTCGTTCATCGGCACAATTTACCACAAAAATGTTGTTATTGGTGCAGCCGGAATAACTGCACTCAAAAGTGTATTCAGTTGTCCCCTTTGCCGCAGCGGCCACCGCAACAAGTTTTGCTTTGCGGCGGCATAGGGGGCAGTTCGCTTTCACCTGTGACGCTGGCACTATCAGTTGCAAGCGCCCAGGCGGGAGGCTCGAAGAGGGCGACGTGTTCGATTGGCGGTTTTGATTCATAAGTTTTTATTTCTCCCGTGTCCATATTTTCCACTGCGACCCCTGCCGGAGCCCCGGTCCCATATCTTTTGCGCAGCCGTCCGGCGCTGACTCTTTCGAATCCCTCGCCCTCCGCGACTTGGTTATAGTGCTCGAAGCCCCAGTTGATTTCGTCGTAGTGGTCTCGCCATCCAGGGCTGCGGTCTCCGTCACCTTTGCCTGCGCCGGTGTTGTGTGAGCTAAGTTCATTCATTATTTTCTCTTGTAGCATTTCCAGCACTGGCCGCGCGAATCGGTGTCCGTGTAGCTCGAACAATAGGAGCACCAGGACACAGCCGCTTCGACTATTCGCCGGAAAAATTTGTTCACAGGGTGATTATGTTTGAGGGTGCGGGCGCGTCGTTCGGCGCTTCGGCGGGTTTCTCGTCAGTCTTCGCTTGAGCGGCAGCACGCGCGGCCTGGGTGCGCTGAATCACGCCGGTAGCGCGAGAAAGCAAAGCAGCGAATGAACCAACCAGGGGCTCGTATTCGTGATGCACCGCAAACCAGGAGGCGAGCAGTTCATCAGCATGCTCCACAAGGATACGCTGGAGAAAAGCAAGGTTGCCTTTCTGCTCCGCCTCGTGCTGAGGCGAAATGATTTTCGTGGTGCCGATTTCTTTAAGCGCGTGGATTGCTCCGCCGATTTGCTGCGCTTCGTCGTCTGTCAGTGGGACTCGTTGATTATTCATGTGAGTGATTACCGTTTTCTTTTTGTTTGCTGTTGTCGCCGAATACATCGAACTGCACCCGGCATAAAGCTGTAAAAATTTCGTGGGTTTCCTCCGGCGAAAAGTGCCAGCGGTAGGCGTTGTTGTCGAACCGAAAATGCATCCAACCGTTTGACTTGACGTGGCACTCGCAACACTGAAGTTTCAGTTTGGTTTCCACCACTTCGGGCACATTGACTAAGTCCAGGCCGGTCTCCATTCCGTCGCGGCGAAAACTCCCGTCTTTAGTGTAGCTCTCCAGGTGTTCATAACCTGAACCGTCAGTGATAACGGCGGCGACACGATAATCTTCGCTATTCATGTCCTGGCAGAGCACGCGCACCTTGCGGCCATCGCGGGTTTGAATGGGCTTCGAAAAGTCCACACCGAATGCTGTCATTGGTCCACTCATAGTCCTTGGCCTTCCTCGCAATCAATCAGCACTTCCACGCAGGCGACGCGGTCAAACGCCGCGTCACGATTCGCTTGCTCTCTGGAGTCATGAGCACCCGCAGATATTTGATTGCGGCGGTAGATGTTCAGCCACATGGATTTCTTAATCCGCTGCGGCACGTTCACTAAGTCCAAGTCTTCCTCTCGGCCAGCGGAAGAGAATCGCCCGTCCGGCAAATAGGAGAACGCGTATTCTCTGTCGCCCTCCTCGACGATTGCCAAAATTGTGTAGCCGTTGCCCACCTTGTAGTCAGTGGCCACGATGCGCGCTGGCTTTCCGCTTCGCGTCTGCACCGGTTTCGAAACATCAAAATTACGATTCATACTTAGACAAGCTTCGCACTTCCTGCTCCGCAGTGCAGCATGTATTTTGTGGAGGATTCGCCAGCTTCTCCAAAATTGTTGACACAGCCATAATCAAAACGCTCAGGTCTTTCTGCTGGCCTGTGACTAACTGCTGGAGACCATCGAGGCGATTTTCCAAGGTGTTCAACACCTGCTTTAACCCAGCCTCTATCCTGGCCTGTTTGCTATTGAGTGACTCAAGCTCTGCGCGGGTCTGTTGCTTTCGCTCCGCGTTCGCTGCTTTGATTTCGACCAGCTTAATCAGGCCAGCGCCCAGGAGGAAGCGTTCAATGCGGTTCAGCAGGTCCACAATCTGCGTTTCGTTCTTCAGGTCCATTTCAGCACGCGCGGGCGACGTGTTCAGGTCATCCGCCCTAGGCGGGCGACGGTCTCGCATTTTGTAGGGCCAGAATTTGACCCGGCACATGTCAGCGTATCGTGACGCCTTGCAGCGATTGGCCCAGTCCGAGCCGGTCACAACGCCCAGGTTGGTATTGCGGCCTTGGAAGCTCATGCGCACGAACAGCGATACGCCGCCCGCACTTGGCAGCACGGTTAGATTCTTGGGCGGATGATACATGCGGCCCATAAGCTGCTGGTTTTCCTCTTCCGTTAAAGGAGAGGCGAATTCGAGGCCCTGGAGTTCCTTGGCCATCGCGAGGAGGGTAGGATGCACGGCGCGCCGCCCTTTCGGCGGACCGGCGGCAATCTGTGTTTCGTTCATACGTCTGTATAGTCTCAGGTTCCATTTAAGTTGTCAACCTGCAATTTGAGATTTCGCTTAGCCTACATCACTTGAACAGTCTTCATAGACTCTTTTCCAGGGGTATGCACATAGAGGGCTATATATGCTCTAAGTGCATACTAGTGAAAAAGTGTCTGTTTGGTATGTTCTCGTGTTGTGCCTTAGTGGTGGCTCTCAGAAAGGATTTGGTCTATTAAATCGACGATTCGGCGGGCAAGGCCAATGAATTTGAATTTTGGTGGTTGACAACCGGAGCCCGGCCCGAGACTCTTCATCGTGACGCAGAACAACGCACGACTGAAGATGACCAAACGCCTATTCAAGGGCACGAGCGGCGAAGTCCAAAAGCTGGCAAGGCTGGCGCACAAGGAAATGCGGCTCGCTGAGCGTTCCAAATACTGGCAAGCACACCCCGAAAAACACCCCAATGAATAAAGCAATACACAAACGCTGCCCCAAGTGCGGCAAGTTCGCAGTCCGCAAAGAGATACGCCAATGCGGTGAGTGCAAGGCAGAGCTATTCTTTCCAGGCGACCAACCGTTTAAACAAGCGGTCTCCAATGTGGTGCCGTGGTTTATGTTTCTCGTGGGCGGGCCACGCGGGACGGGATGGTATCGAAAGGCTTCAATCGTTTTGCTTTATGGCAACTCCTGAACTATTGCCCGGCGACAGCGAGCGCGTCGCAGTGGCTAAAGAGAAGCTCACGCTTGCACTGCGTGCTGTTGACGCCGGTGACGTGCCAGCCAATTTCGATTTGAAGAATGCTTTTCTGGTGTATGCCAGTGTGAGCGGCGACGCGGACAAGGCAGCGATGGCGCTGGACATTTCACGCGTGGCAATCGAGCGCCTCATAATTGAGGAAGGATGGGACGCACGCATCGAAGGACTAATCCGATTGCGCAAGAGCGGCAACGGACGGCTTGTCGAGAAGGGTTTAAATCGTGCGCTGAACTTCACCCAGGCGCAACGCTTCCGCATGGTCCTTGAGAGGCTGATGCGCAGGCTCAGCGAAATGACTGACGATGAACTGATGGAGTATTCGTTTCAGACTGAGACCAGCACACACAAAGACGGAACGGTTGACGAGACCAAGCGCTTCAATGCCCGGCCATTCGCGGACCTTGCGAGCGCGATGGAGAAGTGCCACAGCCTTTCTTACATGGCGCTATGCGATACGTCCGGCGAGCGCAAGAAGCGCGAGGACGAGCACGCCGGGCCAACGGAGGCAGAGATACACAGCACCATCGCCGGAGCCATCGCCAAGATGAATACCCCAGCAGCCGGGCCGACCGGCACCGCAGTCGATACGTTATCGTTAAAGTAAACGGTATCGTTAAAGCTCATGACTAAGCGAATATCCCGACCTAGCGCCTCAGTCGCAGCAGATAACGATAACGTTATCGTTAAAGTTAGCAGGCTTCGCGGCGTCGTGCTAAAGCACGGCGGCGACCAGGGCGGCGAGGGCCTGGACCAGCGGCGCGCGGCTATCCTGGGCCAGAAAATCGCGGCCAGAACCCTCTGGGGGTGTCAAGGCCCATTAGGGCCGCTTGAAGGTAATCCCGAGCGAATTAGAAAATCTCATGGAAAAATAAGTGTCCAGAATTTAGACAGTCGTTAAAGCGCTGCAATTCGGGATAAATTATGCGAGGCTCTGGAAAATGCTAAAAGACGACCTGCTAAATCTCAAATGGGCGATACGGCGAGTTGCGGCCCGCATAAAGTATCAGGCCCGGCTTGCGGCGCTTCGAGAGGCAAACCAGTTAATCAGAGAACGGCGGGTCCGGGAAACTGGCACCGCCCTTTCCCCGGCGCATGTGGAGGCGCTTCGGCGCGCGGGAATAGCCCGGCGGAAGTTCACCCCGGAACAGGCAGCGGAACGGGCGAAAGCAAAGAGCCGTCGCACTGCCCTAGCCGCATATCATAAGAGGGCGGAGGAGATAAACGCTAAGCGGCGAGCAGACGGGACGAAACACGGCTTAGAGGCAGCTTACCGGCGGGCAATCAAAAAGCAAACCACCCGGCAGCGGCAGGAGCTTGCCCGGCTGCACGGCGCAGCGCTCAACGTCGTCTCGGCGTTTAACTCCAGAGTCGAGCAGAAACTAAAGCGCGCACTTCGCCGCCGGTTCGAGAACGCGGTCCGCACTGCGAAAAACAAATCGGCCTGGATTCGGGAGCACACTGGCATAGAACTTGCTGGTCTTCGCCTTCACCTGGAGGCACAATTCCGGCCCGGCATGACCTGGGCCAACCACGCATTTGACGGATGGCATATTGACCACAGGAAACCCCTGGCCGCTTTTGACTTAACCTGCGAAGCGGAACGGCGTCAAGCATTTCACTACACAAACCTGCAACCGCTTTGGGCCGAAGAAAACTTTGCCAAGCGGGACAAAGCGCTGCACTCCGGTCTCCCGTAAGGTAAGCTTCACCATGCGAAATAAAGAATTGGAACTGGACCGGCACTTAGCCAAATCGCCCGCGACTCCGGCGGGGCTCTGGCGGGAAGGCCACAAGCGACTGGCCTTCAGACTTGCGGCTCCTTATAATTCCGTGTCGCTGCTGGCGAATGACATTTATGAGGCGGGCGTCCGCAGGCAACTAAGCGCTGCATGGGTGCCGCACCGTGTGCTAAGCTGACACATAGACTAAACGGCGAGACTGTTCTATGTGGAAACCAATGAAGAAAAACCAAAGCAAAAAGACTGGTGGGATGAAATCTGGTTCGAAGAGTGGCTTCGACTTGCGCGGCATGAGTGACCAGAATTTGAAACGGCTTTTTCAGTTGGTGCTGGCCGAGACGTGCCGTAGGGAACTATTGGCGCTTTTCAAGCGCCGACCTTTTCCCTTTCACGCGGGCGAAACAATCCGCGCGGCACATAGGGCGACGATTCACAAACTCCAGGGCTCGCCGAAACCTTACGACGTTGAAGAGCTTCGGCTCGCGGGGGTGTAGTATGAAAAATAAACTTCCCCGAGTAGTCGAGCGGCCTTTGCAGATGGGCCAATACACCCCCAACGCAAAAGGCCCCGACCTGATTGAACTGGACCCCAGCCTGACACCAAAGCAACACCTGGACACTCTGCTGCACGAATTGCTGCACTGCTTCGCGCCTTTCATTGACGAGCCCTATGTTGAGGAAATCGCAACCGGCCTTGCGAAAGTTTTGTGGCGCGAAGGATACCGTCATGGAAAAAGAAAGTAAAATTTTCGTTACCGGTCACACGGGTCTCGTGGGCTCCGCGCTGCTGCGGGTGCTGTATGACCAGGGATACAAAAATGTAATCGTCTGCACCCGGAAGGAAGTAGACTTGACAGACCCGATTGCGGTCCGCTGGTTTTTCTCCGTCCACAGGCCGGAATATGTTTTCGCGTGTGCGGCGCGTGTCGGCGGCATTAATGCCAACAATAGATTTCCGGCTGAGTTCATTGGGGAGAACTTGCGGATTGAAGACAACCTTCTCCGCTACGCTCACGCCTATGCTGTCCAGAAGCTTTTGTTTCTCGGCAGTGCGTGCATCTATCCCAGGGTTGCACCAAACCCGCTCAAGCCGGAATACCTTTTGACCGGGCCACTCGAACCGACTAACTCATCCTACGCGATGGCAAAATTAGCTGGCATAGAAATGTGTCAAGCTTACCGAAGACAATACGGAGATAACTTTATCTCCTGCATTCCCACAAACCTTTATGGACCCAAAGACCACTACTCGCTCGAAGACTCACACGTTATACCTGGAATGCTTCGCCGATTTCACGAGGCGAAAGAGCGAGGGGACCACAGTGTCACTTTGTGGGGAGACGGCAGTCCGGTCAGAGAGTTTCTCTATTCGGAGGACTTGGCCAGAGGGCTCATTATCCTTATGCGTGGCTATTCAGGAGCGGAGCCGGTCAACATCGGGAACCCCGCGAACGTTTTCGAGCTACGCCATGTTGCAAACTTCATCGCCCAAACCGTAGGATACCACGGAGAAATTCGCTGGGATACCACGATGCCCAACGGGACGCCCGCTAGGTATCTGGACAACTCGGAAATTTTAGAGCTTGGCTGGAAACCGGAAATCAGTTTCACGGTTGGCCTTGCGTGTGCATACACGGACTTTATTTTTCGCCAATGAAAAGAGCACTCATTATAGGAATCACCGGGCAGGACGGCGCGTATCTTGCGTCGCTACTCCTCTCCAAAGGCTACAAAGTTTTCGGCACCATGCGCCGGGCAAGCACACCGAACTTGTGGCGGCTTCAGAGATTGAACATTGAGGACGCGGTCACATTGATATATGCTGACTTAGCCGATGCGAACTCTCTGGAGCGCGCCATCGACATTTCAGAACCGGACGAAGTTTATAACCTGGGCGCAATGTCCCATGTGAAAGTCTCTTTTGAAAACCCGGTCTACTGCGCCGACGTGACCGGCACCGGGGTAACGCGGCTGCTGGAAATGCTGAAGAACTCCGTCACCAGATTTTATCAAGCGAGCAGCAGTGAAATGTTCGGCTCGACGCCTCCCCCTCAGCATGAGCAGACGCCGTTTCACCCGCGCTCACCTTACGGGTGCGCTAAGGTCTTTGCCTACAACTCGGTGGTGAATTACCGGGAGGCGTATGGGATGCACGCGAGCAACGGAATCCTTTTCAATCATGAATCTCCTCTCCGGGGAGAGAACTTTGTCACCCGGAAAATCACCAAAGCGATAGGCGCAATCCGGCGCGGAGAGCAAGACGAGTTGGAACTCGGCAATATTTACGCCCGGCGGGACTGGGGCTTCGCCGGTGACTACGTGAAGGCTATGTGGCTGATGTTGCAGAAGGAATCGCCAACGGATTTTGTCGTCGCCACAGGGAAGCATTACTCCGTGCGGGAGTTCGCAGAGGCAGCGTTTAAACACGTTGGCCTGGACTGGAAAAAATATGTGGTGACAAACCCGGACCTGTGCAGGCCGACTGAAGTTGACGACCTGCTGGGGGACGCGACCAAAGCGGCGGTGCTGCTGAACTGGAGACCTGAAGTCACCTTTGACGGGCTTGTCCGAATGATGGTGGACGCGGATTTGTAAGGTTGACTTATTAGTCTCTTCAAGAGACTATTGGAGGATGCCGTGGCGCTCACGTTATAAAAAAGCGCTGCAATTTTCAACACAGCAAACTAATCTATTGTATGACTGAAGCTCCGAGCATAATGCTCTTTTTGATTGTGGCCGCTGTCGCCTTCGCTGGCAAGGTGGTCCTGATTACTGGCGCGGTTTGGTTTCTGATGCGCCAGTCGAAACGGTTTTAGTTCTTTGAATTTGCGGGGTATATCAAGGGTCAGATAGTCGCCCTCATAAGGCGAAGGTTGGTGGTTCGAGTCCTCCTCCCGCAACCAACTTCCAGCGACGCCAAGAGCAAACTTGGACCAAACCGTTCGCTAAAAGCAGAGATGGAAGCTGCGAATAGCTGCCTCCGTGCTGTGGGATACGTATGCCCGAAAGCCGACCAGCAACGTAATGAACAGTCGCGACGCCGCTCGCCGGGGCAGGCATCAGGAATGCATTCGAATACTGAAATCGCGAGCGGTAAAACTCCATCAGTCCTCGGCGTTAATTTTTCGAGCCTGACATTTTCTTCCGGAGGAGAGACTACTTAGACGTATGGCACACACATTCTCAACGGCTGAATACAACAAGTTGGTTGCGGCCTCGCAGGCGATGACCTTGACGAGCGCGACGGAACTTCCTTTCGATTCGACTATCATCGAGCGAACGGCAGTGGTTGCAGTTTCCTCCGGATTCGCTGCTTCGAGCGGCGCGTTCCTGGAAGCTTGCAAACTGAATCCGATTTCCACCTTGCTGAATTTCATCGCCTTCATCGGCAAACCCTAACCGGTTATGTCTGCGGCGGCTGACCTGGACGCCCTCATTGCTGACTTCGGTCAGTATGGGGACTTGATTACCACTGGCGACACAGTGGACCGGATGCAACGCGTCATCGTGGCACTTTCTGACGGCACCCTTAACCCAGCAAACAGCGACCTTGGGATTGATTCTATGAATTGGCTTTGCAAATTAATTAAGTATCTCGGCTCCAAGGTAGCAACTCCTCCAGTTATCGGGGTGAGCACTGACCTAATCGGATACAATTTATACGGGGACGCTCCGGGTATGTCCAGCGTGCTCACGTTCACGATGACGGAAAGTCTCGGCGGATTTTTCCTTGCGTTTTTTGCCGGGCTCCTTGAAATCCGTTTTCCGAATCTCACGCAGATAGACCCGTTGAACGCTCAGAACGGCGGCAGCGGCATCACCATCACAGACAACGCTATTCTGAAGACGATTGACTTTCCGTTGCTTACGACCGTGGGGGCAGGAAACAATATTTCGATTCAAAACAACGGCGCGCTGACGGCGGTGAACCTACCAAACTTTTTGCCGGGCAACGGGCAACACGTAATCATCCAGAGCAACTTTTTGCCGTCTGCCCAAGTGAACGCGATTCTAGCGCGGTGCGTGGCCAATCCTGCTTTTGTTACTGGCAGTGTCGGCCTTCAGCAGAATATCCCGGCTCCTCCGACTGGCCAGGGCATCGCGGACAAAGCAACTTTAATAGGACGGGGAGTCTCCGTCTTTACGGATTGACCGGGCCACTGAATAATCAGCCCCAGGTAATACACCTTAAATGGTGAATAAGCAGCCCTTCAAAGTGATTTGAGGGGCTTGCTATTGCCGGACGGTGTGCGAAGCTTAGACATGAATGAAAAAGAAAAAGCGGCTCAGGCAGCCCGAGAAAAAGAATTCCGAGACCGGCTCGCAAGGGCCGCGCAGATTCGGGCCAAGCGCAACGCGGACGTTGCCCGGCTGGCGGCGTTCTACTGTGGAAGGCCGGTGACCCTGTGAACACGATTACCTTGTTGCTAGTGCTGATTCTCGTTACGTCCCCCGGATGGTCAAAGCTGGCTGACGGGATGCTTTCGACGGTCTGGACCTTAGTGAAGCTGGCCTTTTGGCTCGCTCTGACCGGCGGGATTGTATGGCTTGTCGCACGTTACTGGGAAGGGATTCTAACAGTGCTGGGGCTGGCGGCGGCGTGCATCATAACCCAGTGCGTTTTTGTCGGCCCCCGGCTGCTGCACGACTGGTTTAGCCGAAATCCGAAGCGCTCCCTCGCTGCCGAAATTTCAGACAAAATTCATCGCACGTATTATCAATGAAAACTTTTGCGTATCTCCGCGTAAGCGGACACTCTCAAATCGACGGCGACGGCGAGCGGCGGCAGTGCGACGCTGTCGTGGAATTCTGCCGGGTGAATATCCTGGATTTGCACTTCGAAAAATTTTTCGATGCTGCGGTCTCTGGCACGGTGGATGGTATGGACCGGCCCGCGCTCGTGAAGCTCTTAGCGACCGCGCAACCCGGCGACGCAATCGTGGTTGAGCGGCTTGACCGGCTCGCCCGCGAATTGATGATTCAAGAATTTATTCTGAAGGAATGCCGCCAGCGCGGGATTAAGGTTTTCGCGACTGACCAAGGCGGGCTTTATGACCAAGCAAGTAATCAGGCCGACCCGACCAGGATTTTAATCCGGCAAGTCATTGGAGCCGTAGCGCAGTGGGAGAAATCCGTCCTCGTTATGAAGCTCAAAAAGGCCCGCGACGAGAAACGCGCCCGTGGTGAATACTGCGGCGGCAACACTCCCTACGGCACCCAGCCGGGAGAGTGGGAAACTTTGAACGCTATGCGCACGTTGCGCGAAGCGGGAGAAAACGACAACACGATTGCAGGCACTTTGAATGCTGGCAATTACCGAACCCGGACCGGCAAGCTCTGGAAACAAAAAGGCGTGCGGCAGATTCTCAACGGATGGGGTCTCCGCTCGCATCGAAAGGACGTAGCAGTATGAGAGGCGGACGGTTTCAAGAAAGATTGGCCAGCCGGGCGACCGGACTGGACGCAGTGGACGAGGCGAATGCTCTCCGCAAAGAGCAGTGCGAGTTGCGGCTCGCGCGCATCGCGAACGGCAAGGAACCAAGTCACCAAAATGGCCCCTGGCCTAGCCATAGCCAGGAGAAAGGGAAACCAATGAAGTAATCATCGTTTAAACAGAGAACTCTAGCTAGAGCCGGGGCCTTTCGAGGACCGGCTCTTTTTGCATTTTGTTCCTACACTTTGTCGTTGAAACAGAGACTATAGAGTGTATATGGTAATCCTTGCTAGTATTGTGGGGGGCGTTGCCCTCCTTGTTGTCGGCGCTGTATCTGGTGCTATTGGCGTTACCCTCTTCTACCGCAGGAATGCGGCGAAGCAGGCGCAAGTCAATGTCATTGTGGACAAAGCCGCGACCAAACTGTAACCAAATCAACGGGCGCTTGTAAGAAAAACTGCCTAGTTTTTGTTACAGCCCCGCCTTTAATTTTATGAACGTGTTCCTAGTTTACAACCAGCGCCACCTGGAGGCGCTCCGGCTGATTGCGCAAAGCTGGACGGCGAACGGATGGCGCGCCCGGCTCTATCTCCCCAGGACGACCCCCAGGCCAAAGCGCGGCTCCGTTATGATGGATTCGCGGGTGGTCAACTTCGGATGCCGCCCAGGGCAGCGCCGGAGGATTGCAGTGTATGGCCGTAAGGGATGGCAGCGCGCGAAGCTGGTGAAGTTCCCGAGCGGGAAGCTGGACCAGATTTTGACCTGCGGGCGCAATGTTACCACATAAGCCAACGCATGACGCCGCCCTCGCCGTCGCTGCGCTACTGCACAAGCAGCAGCATATCGACGCCGCCCGGCTCGTGTCCGATTTCGTGGGCCTTCCGTGCGCACTGAAGCCGCAGGACGACCCGGAAAAAGCGCACCCGATTCTGATTAATTTTCTGCACTCCATTATGGAGGCGAACGGAATGGAGGAAGCGGCGCAGATGCTTTGGTCTCCAAACCAATTTACGCCGGACCCGCACTCCGTGAAACAGGTTTGGGACTTGTTCGCTACGGCGGACATGGGCCTCATCATGGGCGCGGCCAAAATGGGCAAATCCTACGGGATGGGCGTCCGGCTTTTTCTTGAATGGGTCCGGGACCCGGAGTGGACGACGATTCGCGTGGTAGGCCCCAGCGAAAACCACCTGGAGCAGAATCTTTTCTCTCACATTGTAGCGCTGCACGCAAACGCAACTCTCCCGATGCCCGGCCAGATTGGCGACCTGTTTATTGGAATGAACCGGCGCGATTTGCTCTCCTCGATTTCCGGCGTGGTCATCCCGAAGGGGAATGTCAAAAAGGCCGGGCGACTTCAGGGGCAACACCGGAGACCGCGTCCGCAGCCTCACCCGAAATTTGGCCCTCTCTCACGACTCTTTATTTTTCTCGATGAAATCGAAAATGTCCCTGATGGTATTTGGCTCGACATTGACAACGTCCTTTCCGAAATCGAAGCGAAGGGCGTGGGCGGATTCAAAATTTTTGGTGCTTATAACCCAACGGATGCCTCTAGCAAAGTGGCTCAGCGCGCGGAGCCTCCCGCTGGTTGGTCAAACCTGGACGAGGATAAAGATTACCGATGGAAATCTACCCGTGGGTGGGACGTGGTCCGCATCGACGGGGAGCAATGCGAAAACGTTCTCCAGGGCCGGATAGTTTACCCAGGTCTCCAAACGCAGGAAGGTCTGGCCAGCATTGCCGCCAACGCGGGCGGCAGGAACGGCAGCGGCTACCGGACGATGGGGCGCGGCATGTATCCGACGATGGGCCTCGAAGCTACCGTGATACCGCCGGGGATGCTGGACAAGTGGCGCGGCGAGTTCATTTGGTATCGTGAGCCGGAGCCGGTGTCAGCAACGGACCTTGCACTTGAGGGCGGCGACGACGCAATTCATATCGTGGGCCAGTGGGGCCTCGCCAGCGGAATAAAACTTCCTCCGAGTCTGGAATTTCCGAACGGGCGCAAGGTGATGTTCAAAGGGCCGAATCCCGGCGACCGGGTCGTGCCGCGCTGGGGCCTACAAGCAAATCAGCTTTTCGTTCTCCCCAAGGGGGACACCGTCGCGATGAAAAAATCCGTGCTTGACATGAACCGCAAGGCGGGCGTGAAAGGTGAATACTATGCGTGCGACCGGACCGGCCACGGCGCAGGTGTTGCGGACCTTATCAAATACGAGTGGTCCTCAATCATTCACGACGTGAACTATTCGGAGGGCGCGGGCGAAGAGAAAATAATGTTGGAGGACTCAAAGAA